GCAAAAGAATCTTCAAAGCTAACGATACCTAGCTTGATACCAGAACAAACATCTGGTACAAGGGCAAGGATCAAGACACCCTTCCAAGCTACTGGTAGTCGTGGTGTTAATAGTTTGTCGAATAAATTATTAATGACTTTGCTACCACCAAGCACAGCATTTTTTAAATTAGAAATAGATGACCTTGAGATAAGAAAGCAAGGGCAAGAACAAATGCAAAGTGAGATAGATAAAGGACTACGCACTATAGAAAATGCTTTGATGAATCAGATAGAAATATCTAATGACAGAGTTGCTATGTTTGAAGCTATCAAACATTTAGTTGTATCAGGTAATGTTCTTCTCTACCTGACAGAAAAAGGACTAAAGGTATATCCACTATCCAAGTTTGTTTGTAAGCGTGATGAAGTAGGAAATGTATTAGAGATATTAACTAAAGAAACAATACATCCTCAAGCTTTACCTGCTGCTTTCTTAGAACAGATCAAGAAGAAAGAGAACTATGATGCCAAGACAATGGAGAATGATCTTGATATATATACACACATCAAAAGAGTTAATGATGATGTCTTCTGGTTTCAAGAATGTAAAGGAGAAAAGATACCAAATACAGATGGCAGATCAAGAATAGATGTAACACCTTGGCTACCTCTCAGGTTCATTCGGATTGATGGAGAAGATTACGGAAGAGGATATGTAGAAGAATACAGAGGAGACTTAATCAGTCTTGAGTCTTTGATGCAAGCGATAATCGAAGGGGCTGCTGCTTCTGCGAAAACTTTATTTCTGGTAAATCCAAATGGCGTCACAAGAGCAGCGACCATAAGCAAAGCACCGAATGGTGCGGTGAGAGAAGGACTTGCTACTGATATTTCTGTAATGCAAGTAGGTAAGAGTGCAGATTTTTCTGTTGCTTTTAGTGCGATACAAAGAATAGAAGCAAGACTTGAGTTTGCTTTCCTGATGGCTAGATCAGTACAACGTGACGCAGAAAGAGTAACAGCAGCAGAGATAAATCTTATGGCACAAGAGCTAGAAAATAGTCTTGGTGGTATCTATAGTATCTTGACTCAAGAGTTTCAACTACCATACCTCAGACGTAGGATGCACATATTAGTAAGGCAAGGTAAAGTACCAAAGCTGCCTGATGATTTGATAACACCTAAGATAGTGACAGGTTTATCAGGTCTTGGTAGAGGTAATGATAAGAACAAACTGATTGAGTTTATTGGAACTGTAGCTCAAGCTTTAGGGCCAGATGTAATGAGACAGTACGTTAATGTGGATGAAGCGGTCAAACGTCTTGCTACCAGTATTGGTATAGATACTGCTAACCTAGTAAAAACACAAGATCAAATCCAAGCAGAACAAGAAGCTGCACAACAGCAGCAACTTATTCAAAGTCTTGGACCTGCTGCTTTAGGCTCACCTTTAGTTGATCCTAAAAAATTATCTGATGCAGCAGCTTCACAACAACCAATGGAGGAACCTAATGCCCAACAAGAAGTCTAGAGAAAGAGATGAAGACGGAAAGTTTATCTCTGCTAAAGCTATCGTTAGCGAACTAGGAGTTAACGAAAAAAACCCTGTACCTAAGAAGTCTGGTGACGTTACTACTAGACATGGCAGTACAATTCACTATAGTTAAATAAAAAACCACTATGACTTCATCACAAGTAAATGTGTCAGAGACACCACCAATGTCTGCTAATGACTTAGAAGGTTTAAAAGATGAGAATGGTTTATACGCTGGTAAGTTTAAAAGCGTAGAAGATTTAGTAGGAAGCTACAAAGAACTTGAAGGTAAGCTTGGAGCTATAGATCAAACCAGAGAAGAACCAGAAGGTAACGCAGAAGAACAAACAGAAGAGACAGAAACAGAGACTAATGATTCTGACTTTAATGCTGAAGAATTTTATGGAGATGGTCTTGCTTCTGTACTAGAAGAAGTTGGTATTGATGCTCAAGATATATCAAATCGTTTTCAAGAGAATGATGAGATTTCTGAAGATGATTACAGCAAACTAGGTGAAGCTGGTTTCTCAAAACAAATTATTGATACCTATTTAGATGGTCTTCGTAATGCTGGTATGGCAGGTGAAGTAGATGCTCAAGGTATTAAAGATGCAGTAGGTGGTGATGAAACTTATGGCAAGATGGTTTCGTGGGCTATGGAAAACTTACCTGCTGAACAAGTCCAATCCTTTAATAAGTTAACTGATACAGGAGATGGACCTGCTATTAAGTTGGCTGTTCAAGGTATCTATTCACAATACAATAACGCTATGGGAATTGAACCAGACCTTTACTCAGGTCGTACTGCTGGTAATGGTGCTACACCATTTAGAACAACAGCAGAAGTTGTAACTGCTATGTCTGATCCTCGTTGGGAAAAAGATTCTGCTTACACAGAAAATGTTAAATCACGTTTAGCTGGCTCTAACGTATTTGGAAATGGCTAACAAACCTACAAACCCTTCACTGTATTCAAGAGTAAAATCAGAAGCAAAGAAGAAGTTTAGAGTATATCCTTCTGCTTATGCTAATGCGTGGCTTGTAAGAACTTACAAGAAACGTGGTGGAGGTTATCGCAAAACTTAATTATGAAAAAACTATCAGACAAACAAAAAAAAAGTCTTGACAAAACTGGTGATGGTAAACTTACCAAAGAAGATTTTTTATTAGTTCGTAAACTAAAGAACAAAAAGAAAAATGGCAAAGCTTAGTCTTAGTCAGATGAGAACTCTGAAGAAACATTCAGAACATCATTCCAAAAAACACATGGACATGATGAAGAAGCTTATGCGTGAAGGTACATCATTTAAATCTGCACACAACAAAGCACAGAAACAGGTAGGTAAATGAGTCTTAAAAGATGGTTTGATGAAAAGTGGGTAGATGTCAAAACAGGTAAAGACTGTGGTAGAGGAAAGGATGAAAAAGGCAGACCTTACCCTGCTTGCAGACCTAGTAAAAGAGTTAGTAGTAAAACTCCAAAGACTACAGGTGAGATGAGTAGTAAAGAAAAGGCTAGGTTTAAAGCAGCTAAGACCAGTTCAAAAAAGATAAGCTACCAACATAGAAGAAAAAAAAGAAATAGTTTAAAGATTGCGTAATAATGCTATATTTTAAATAGCTTACATCTTTTATGTCTAAAGGAGTATCTCTTACCAAGAAGGACAAAGACCCGACAGGGGGTCTGACTGCTTCTGGTCGTAAGAAATATAACAAAGCAACAGGTGGAAACTTGCAAGCCCCTGTTACTAAGAAGACAGGTCTTTCGGCTAGACAAAAATCAAGAAGGAAATCTTTTTGTGCAAGAATGTCTAAGTCAAAAGGACCATTAAAAAAAGATGGCAAGTTAACTCGCAAATCTCTTGCTTTAAGGAAGTGGAATTGTGGGTCAGTAAAAACTTAACAAAGTAGAAATCTAAATATCTAAGTGCCTGATGCGTCAGATACCACTTGTGAGAAAGGATTGAAGCAAAGTTAGTTTCTCAAATTTGTAAACATTAATCAAGGAGTTTTCGTATGGCTAACGCCACTACCTCTCGCCTTGGTCTGGTTAACAATAGTGGAACAGGCTTTGATGCCCTGTTTTTAAAAATTTTCTCAGGTGAGGTGCTAACTGCGTTCACCAGAAATAACATTTTTAATGAACAGCTTCATTCAGTTCGTACTATTACAAGTGGAAAATCAGCACAGTTTCCTGTTTTAGGAACTGCAACTGCGGCTTATCATACGGTCGGAAATCCATTGGTAGGAGCAAACCAGATCTTAGCGAATGAAAAGATTATCAACATAGATGATCTTTTAATTGCACAGAGTTTCATTGCTTCAATAGATGAACTCAAGAATCATTATGACGTAAGGGCAACTTACGCTGATGAACTTGGTAAAGCACTTGCTCGTACTTACGATCAAAACGTAGCCAAGCAAATAGCAAATGCTTCAAGAGCATCTACTACTCTTACAGGTGGTAATGGTGGTCTTGTATTAACACTTGCTAATGGTAATACAGCATCTTCTGATGTTACTGGTGATGAGATAGCAGCAGCTATCTATGACATTGCACAGACATTTGACGAGAGAGACATCCCTCCAACAGATCGTTTCTGTGTATTACCACCTGCTGAGTACTACAAACTTGCTGAATCTGCTACTAGAACAGTTGACGTTGACTTTAACCCACAAGGTAATGGTTCGTTTGCTTCTGGTAAGGTACAACAAGTAGCTGGCATCCCTGTAATGATGTCTAATAACGTACCTCAAGCAAACGTAGGATCTAACCCAAGTGGTGCTAATAACACTTACTCAGGTGATGATAGTAAAACTATTGGTCTTGTCTTCCATAAGTCTGCTGTTGGTACAGTTAAGCTAATGGATATGACAACTGAGATCTCTGGTTCTGACTACGGAATTATGTATCAAGGTACATTAATGGTTGCTAAGTATGCTCTTGGTCATGGAATCCTAAGACCAGAATGTGCAGCTACTATTAAGCTATCTGCTTCTTAATTTCAATTTATAGGGTATCTTATTATTAGATACCCTTTTTTTTTTATTATCATGCCACAAGGAAAAGCCTACAACATTAAAAAGAAAAAGAAAGGTGGGAGAGACTCACTTAAGATTAAAAAGAAGGGGTACTAATTAATGACTATTATAGCTGCAACCACAGAACTTGAAAGCATTAACATAATGCTTGCCGCTATAGGAGAAGCACCTATAAACAGTCTTGTCGGTACACTTCCTGTTGATGCTCGTATTGCTCAATCAACCTTATCTGAAGTAAACAAAAGTGTTCAATCAGAAGGTTGGTCTTTTAATACTGAAACAGATGTAACTTTTACAAGAGATAGTTCTAATCAAATTAATTTACCTACAGATGTTCTTAGAGTAGATGCAAATATACATCAACACCCGACCATAGATCCTATACAACGTGGTTTAAAATTATACGACAGACAAAATAATAAGTTTGAATTTGAAGAAGACTTGATTTGTACTGTTGTTTATTTTAGAACTTTTGATGAAATACCAGAACCAGCTAGATACTATATGAATATTAAAGCTGCAAGAATATTTGTTGATAGACTTGTAGGTGACCAAGGATTAAGAACTTATACACAAGAAGATGAAGTAAGAGCTAGATCAATTTTAATGGAAACAGATTTAGCAAATGGAGATCACAATATGCTACGAGGAGATCCTTCTCTTACAAATGTCTTTAATACCTACAATCCTTCTAGTGCTTTAATTAGATAACTATGAGTGTTATTTCAAGATCTATACCTACATTACTAAGAGGTATATCGCAGTCTTCTGATGCCTTGAAGCAAGCAGACCACGCTGATATACAAGACAATGCTGATAGCAACCCTGTTCTTGGTCTTACTAAAAGGTCGGGATCTCAGTTCTTAGCTACAGTTGGTAGTTCTACTCTTGGTAATGTTCATATACAAACTATAAATAGAGATGTCAATGAACAGTATGTAGCAATATTTAGTAATGGTGATGCAAAAGTTTATGAACTGGATGGAACAGAAAAAACAGTAAACAAACCTGATGGAACAACATATTTAAATACATCAAATCCTAGAAGCGTTATAAAAACTGTAACTATTGCTGATTTTACTTTTGTTGTTAATACAAGTATTACACCAGTAATGGATTCAGCAGTATCAAATAGTGCTAGTAATATAACTCAAGCAATAGTCTTTATAACTCAAGCAACAGCAGATACAACTTATTCAGTTACCGTAGATGGCGTGACAGTTTCAGATAATACTGCTGGTAATAATCCCTTATCAACTGATACTGTTGCTGCTGATTTAGGTAGCGGTTTAAACGCTGGACTTACAGGTTTCACAATTGTTAGAAATGGTCCTGTTCTTCATATTAAAAAAAATGATGGTAGTAATTTTTCAATAGATGGTACTGATACACAAGGTAATACCAAGATGACAGTAATAAAAAATTCAGTACAGCAATTTACTGATCTACCAAATGTGTCACCTAATGGATATGTAGTAGAAATTACAGGTGATGAAGGTACAAATTTTGATAACTACTACGTTAAATTTACAACTAATAATGGTAATGCTTTTGAAGAAGGACAATGGCAAGAAACAGTAGAAGCTGGGATACCTTTTAAGTTTAATTACGCAACAATGCCACACGTTCTTATACGTCAAGCTAATGGTGAATTTAGTTTTTCACAAGTTAATGGTGCTACTTCTCTTCTTACACTTAACACTGGAACATACAGTCAATTAGGTAATTTAGTTACTATTAATATAACTAATCATGGTTTACAAACCAATGATAAAGTTGAACTAACATTTGCTACTGGTGGATCTCAAGGTGGAGGATGGGTTGCTACTGATGGAATAACGCAAGGTGTTCAATATACAATTTCTTATGTTAATGCAAACTCTTTTACAATATCCAGAGCAGAACATAATAGTGTTCCCCTCACAAATTCTAATGTAACTGACAGTGGATCAAGTAGTATTGTATTTAGACAAATTCTACCTAAATGGGGTGAACGTATTGTTGGTGATTTAATATCTTCACCAAACCCTTCTTTTATTGGTAATAAAATTAATAACGTATTCTTTTTTAGAAATAGACTTGGATTTCTTGCAGGTGATAATGTCATTCTTTCTACAGTATCAGAGTTTTTTAATTTTTTTCCAGAAACAGTTATATCAGTTTTAGATACTGAGCCTATAGATGTAGCTGCATCTCATACAAAAGTTGCAATACTTAAACACGCGGTAACTATGGGAGAAAAACTTATATTATTTTCTGAACAAACACAATTTGTATTGTCAAGTTCAGCAGATAATTTAACGCCTTCAACAGCTAACGTACTTGTACAAACTGAGTTTGAAAGTAATACAGCAGCGCAACCTGTAGGTTCTGGTTCTTCTATTTATTTTTTAACTAAAAAGGGTACTTTTGCAGGTATTAGAGAATATATTCTTACAGGTAACCAACAAATCCAAGATGCTGCAAATACAACTATTCATGTACCAAGACTGATACCAAGTGGGATTTTTAAAATGGCAGTATCAAATAATCAAGATATTCTTGTTTTGCTTGGTACAGAGAATCCAAACAAACTATATGTAAACAGATGGTTATATGGAGATGGTTTTAGTAAAGCTTTGAACGCTTGGTTTACTTATACATTAAACAGCAATAGGTCTATTTTAAATATTGATTTTATTGGTACTGATTTGATAATGGTTGTAGAAGAAGCTAATGGTGTGACCTTAGAGAAGATACCATTTGAAACTAGCTTTACAGAACCTAATGCAGACTTTGAATATCATTTAGATCATAAAGTAGCTGAGACTACTAGCAATGTATCTGTTGCTTATAACTCTAGTACTGACACTACAACTTTTACTGTGCCATATAGACTTAGAGCAAACATGAATATTATTGGTCGTTATCTTGCTAGTGGAGAAACAAGTACTTATGTTGATACTCAAGGTAATACGCAAACACTTAAGTCAGGACAAGTTTTAAAAACCACTAACCTTACAAACGGATCTACTTCTACAATTACAGCATTAGGTGATTATAGAAATAGTAAATTTATTATTGGTGAACCTTATGAAATGCACTATAGGTTTAGTCAACAAAGACTAACTCAAGGTGGTAGTGCTAATGAATTGATAAGTGGTCGATTACAAATACATCATTTTTATATTAAATATGAAGATTCTGGTTTTTTTCAAGTAGAAGTAACACCTGAAAATAGAGATACATCACTACATAAATTTACTGGTCGTCTGCTTGGTACTGCTTCTTCTTCTGTTGGTCTAATTAATTTAGACACAGGAACTTTTAAAGTACCAGTAATGAGCAAATCAGATAGAGTAAATATAGATATCAAGAACAATACTTTTTTACCTACCTTATTAGCTAGTGCAGAATATGAAGGTGTATTTCACATGAGGAGTAGAAGAATGTAATGGGATATTTAAGAAAATCAAAACTATCAGATCTAAATTATGTATGCCAAAACATGAGAAAAATGGATAGGTTAGAAGGTTTGTATCAAACAGGTAAAGACCCAGAAGAAGCTTTGCGTCTATGTTATTTGTTTGGTCAAAAAGTTTTAACAATAGCTGGTGACGAAGATCAACCAATGGGGTTATGTGGAGTAATAAAAGGTGGTTGTATATGGATGATATGTACAGATGAATTGTTTTCTAATAAAAAATATAAAATACAACTTATAAGAAAAGGTCGAGAATGGGTAGATAGTTTGTTGAAATCTTATAAAGTCCTATATAATTTTGTATATGCAGAGAATGATTCTGCTATAAAGTGGTTAGAAGCACTTGGTTTTGTTTTTATAAAGTATCACGCAAAGTATGGACAACATGAAAAACCATTCTATGAATTTCTGAGGATTGCCTAAATGTGTTCAATTCCAGCAGCTATTAGTGGAGGTTTATCTGCATTTCAAGGTCTTGCCATGCAAGGTGCTGCAAAAGATAAAGCCAAACAAACTTATCAACAAGAAGTAGAAGGTACACAATCTGCTGAAGATAACAAAAGAAATAAACAATTAGCTTTATCTGAAGGTAAACAAGAAAAAACTGTAGCTGCTAGACAAGATCAATTTGCTAAAAGAATTGATACTTTAAGAGCTACTTCTGCTTTATTAGCATCAGGACAGGTTGGCAATACCACAAATTTATTAGTAATGGACGAAATAAGACAAGGTGCAAACGTCAATGAAAAGGTAAGACAAAGCATTGAATCTATGGACAGACAATATTTGTTTGATATAAAATCAACTGAAGCAGAAAAACAAGGTATTGTGAATAGATTAAGAAGTAATACTATTAATGCTTATAATGCAATACCTTCAACAGCTTCAATTCTTTTAGGTGCTGTTTCAAGTTCTTTTAATACTGAACTTGGTCGAGGAGAAGCAGGAGCTTTTGGTTAATTATGTCATCAAGTTTTCAAAGCACATCAGGCGAAAGTTTTAGAACACCAGTTAATACTTTTGTGCAACCTGTTACTGCTACACGAAAAAGTAGTATGGCAGATGTAGCAGAAATTTTATCAGTTGTTAATCCAGTATTAACAAAATATGTAGTAAAAAAAGACGATCAAAGAAATGAAAGAAAATTGGTAGAAGGTCAAGAATTTATATTGCAAGCAGATGATGAAGAATTAAAAAATGCAATGAAAACAATAAATGAAAGAGAAGGTAGTAGAGCTAAAAAAGATTTTTTAGGTAATAATAAATTTTTTCAGATAGGTGCAGAAAGGCAAATAGCAATTAACTTAGGTAATGCTGCGGAATTAAACACAGAAAAGTTTTTTAAAAATCATATAGTTGAAGTGCCAAATAAATCTGGTGGTGTTAATTATGTACCTTTATCAGAATTTGATGTAAACTCTGCTGTTTTTGATAAAGCACTAGCAGATTTTAATAGAACTTCATTAATAAATACAAAGGGAATAAGACCATCAATTTTAAATAAATTTTTCTTACCAAAACAAAATGCAGCTTTAGCAAAAGTCTTTGATAGACAAGTTAGCAAATCAGCAGATAAAAATATTGCTAAATATGCAAGCATACTTTCATCAACTTCTTTACAAAATTTTCGTAATATAAAAAAATACGATAAAAATATAGAATTAAATATTATTGATAATGATGGATTTATAACTGGTTATGATCATGCTGTAAATTTAACGCAAGAAGATATAAATTATGCTGTTAAATTAGGTTTATCAGGAGTTGTTTCGCCTACAGCTTTAGTAGAAACAATTAAAAACAATGCTTACACAATATTGAATGAGTTTGAAGAAGGTAATATATCTTGGGTTGAAGCACAAGAAGAGTTAGATGATTATATAGATTTTATGAGTGATCTCAAGGTAGGACCAAAAGGTAGAACTAAAGAAGGAGTAGAGGTACAAAAAACATTAGGAGAATTTTTAGAAAAAGATGATTCAATTTTAAATTTAAAAAAAGATATATACAAACAAATTAATGATTTAAATAAAGAAGAATCAGATCTCATTGAAGCAGATAAAAAAAAGGATATACAAGAAACTTTTAAGACTATTAATTATTCAATCTCTCCTTCTGACAAGGATTATTCTAAAGTATTAAAACAAAATGTTGCTACTCTTAAAAATTTAACTAAAAGATATCCAAACCTTAGAAAGTATATTGTTGAAGAATATAATTTAAGAAATGATAATATAGATCTTTGGTGGGATAGATTTACAAGAGACTATAACAATGGCAAATTTGGAGATAGAGATAATGCAATAACAAAAATAAATAGTTTTATGGCTGTGTTAGGTTCAACTGCAAGTAACGAAGACAGGAAAAGATATGACAAAGCCTTAACTTTAATTAACAAAGAAAACCCACAAGGAGTATTTGCTAGTCATCCTCAATTTAAAACAACTCTTACACAAGTAAAAGAAGCTTTAAGAGAAGATAATAATTCTGGATATACAGTCGTTAAGTTTAGCTATATAAATGCTTATAATGATTTGTCAAATAGATATAGAAATAAAATTGATGATTGGGCTGTAAAAGATTATCCAAATGAAAATGCAAAAGAAGAAGCAAAAAATCTAATTCTTAATTTTCTAAAAGAAGAAGGATTAAAAATAGTAAATGGTGAGTATCAATTTGAAGATAAGTTGCTTGAAGAATTTTATAAGAGAGCAAATCAACCAAGGAAAACTTCACAAAAATTAAAAGATCTTAAAGGGTTAGCAGAAGGTGGACCTGTTAAAAAAGATGAGCCTGTAATTGTAGGTGAAGAAGGACCAGAATTAATCGTACCTAAAACTGATGGTTTAGTTATACCTAATGACGTTTTAGAAAATACAACACAAATAGTAAATGACGTTGTTCAATCAATGAATGGTGTTGAAGAAGAGCCAGAACAAATAACTATTGTAGGAAAAGAAGAAACAAATGGTATAAAAAGATTTGAAGCTAACTTCCCAATTTTTTACAAATTAGCAAAAGAAGCAGGTCATAAATTTCCAGAGATAACAGCAGCACAAGTTATGTTAGAAACAAGTAATGGTGCTGATCCTTCTGCTGTAAATAATTTTCTAGGTCTAAAAGCAACAACAAGCGAAACAGAAAGAGGAGAGTCAACTTTACAGAACACTACAGAAAATGAGGGTGATAAAGTTATTTCTATTCAAGATAATTTTAAAAACTTTGAAAGTTTGCCAGATATGATGAGTCAATACAAAACAGAATGGAATGATGACTTTATGGATAGAAAAGGTATTGTTAATGTAAATACTGCTGAAGAAGCAGCTAAGTTGCTACAAGCAAATGTGTATGCAACTGATCCTGATTATGCTACAAAGCTTATGCAAATAATCAAAGACGCAAAACGTAATCCTCCATTATTCTAAAGATGACAAGTTCTACTCCAAACATAGGTTTTGAAGAAGAAAAGCCTACTGAAAATATAGGTCTTGGTCAAGAGTCTTCTACTGAAGATATAGAATTTACTGAAGAACCTATTACTGATATAGGATTTGGTGATGTTACCAATACTGACAGATCAAAAATAAATCAACAAGAAGAACAACCAAGCGTTGAATTTACTAATAATTTTGACAATAAAAAAATATTTAGCAGCAACAAGAGTTGGTTAGATTGGGATACAGAATATGATTTTAGTGATTACACAAATACTTTTTTACAAGATGGTGAAGAACCATTTGATTTATATGCAGAACCAAATGATAAGACAAGAAACATTTTTAATAAAACAATAGACTTTTCAAGTGGAGAAGATACAGTACCAAATCTTGAATCACGTTTAAAGTTTTTAAGTGTTTATGATTTTATAAAAGGTAATCAATTTACTAACTTAGGTTTTAATAACAAACCAATTAAAGGTTTAAGAGATAGAAAGCAGTTTTTTAACTTAATAAAAAAAGAAACAGGATTTACAGGCGAAGATTTTTTAGGAAACAAAATACCTAGAGAAGATGTAGAGAGTGAAGAGTTCCAAAATGGTCTTGCAAATGTGATGAAACATTATGAAGACAAAGGTTTTACTATCAATATGCTTGAAGCTGATGACGAGTCGCAACTAAATAAATTAGCAAAAGGTATGGGTATAGAAATAGGTGTAGGTATGACAGCAGATTATGTTTTTAGTCCGTTGTTATTTGGTAAAGGCAAATGGGCTAAAGCTGTATATGCTCTTGGTCAATGGGCTGTAGGTTATTTTGCAAATGTAGAAGCACAAAAACAAAGAATAAAAGAAGAAGATAGAGTAAATTTTAAACCTAACAACAATGAAGCTTTTGCTGCTGGTTTTACACAAATCATTCCTTTTGGTGTGACAATGAAAGGTTGGAAAGGTGTTGCTGCGTCAGGTGCTTATGGTGGTACTATTGCTACTACTGAAACTTTTTTAAGAGACATACTTGGAGATGATGTAACTTTAGACGAATACTATGCTTCATTTGGACTTGGTACTGCTTTTGGTACAGGTTTAAAAGGTTCTATTGAAGGTTTAGATAAAATATTTACTAAGTATAAAAATTTTAGATACGACAATTTAAACAACATATTTACTTTAAATAAAAAAGATGTACAAGTTGTAGAAAAAGCAGCAGAAAATATAAATAAAGCAACGAAAGTTTTAAAGAATGATATACAAAGTAAAGGAGAAGACTACAACAATATTGGTGAAAAGTTAAAAAACGAAGGGTCTGGTACAAGTAGTCAAACAAATACAAAACCTATAGATGGTTCTGTCAGAACATATATAATGCCTAATCAATTTAAAAATACAAAGCCTAACTATGGAGATGCACCAATAGTTTTTCAATCTGATTTTGATAAGATGTCTTGGTATCTAAGATACAAAAAAACAAAACCACCAAAGTATGCAGATAAAATTTTAGAAAGTTTTATTACTCAAGGTTTTACCGAACAAGAAATAAGACAACATGGAACTAACATACATGAAAAAATAAAACAGATAGTTATTGATAAAACAGGTAACGCAAAAGCAGGTCAAGGTAACACAGTAGGACTAACAATAGAAGTACCTGCTGATGCTAAGTACTCTCAAGAAGTGCAAACAAGTATTACTGGCAAGAAACAAAACTTAGGAGATCTTACAAAAAATCCTCAATCAGTTAAATTTATTAAAGAATTTAAACCAAGACAGCAAGAGTTAGTAGAAGCAATAATTAGACAGTTAAAAGATGAAAATGTTTTTGTAGGTTCTAAGAGTCAAGTACAGACAAGACTTGAAGGTTTAGGTATGTTTAATAAAGGAGTTGTTTCATTAGCTAATACAAGTGCGATAAAAGAATATGCAGAAATGTATGCAAAACTTTATAACTTAGTTCCTAGTGATTCTTTAAACTTTGCAGTTGCACAAGTTATAACACTAGCAACGGAGAACGTAGCTAATAAGAACCAAATAATGATGGATCTTATTAAAACCAAAGATTCTGCAAAGATACAAAAAAGTATTGATGACCTATTTGAATCACTAACAGATGTAGAAGAATGGTTAACACTAGGTCTGCCACTAAGAACACAAGCAGGTAGAACTGTTAAGTCTTTTGGTATGAAGCCAGAGCAAGGTATAGAAGGTAAGACAGTTGAAGAAATTACAGGTATGACACCTGCTGAGAAAGCTGCTGCTACTGCTAAAGTACCTGAGTTACAAATAGATATTGATGATGCAATATCAAGAAATCAATTATTAAAAACTAGACTTACAGAAGCTTTAGAAGAAGCTACAAAAACAGGAGATTATTCAAAGTTAAATCAAGCAGCAGTTACTTTAAAAGCAGCAAGTGGTGATCCTAGAAAACTTGTTGCAATACAAAATCAAGATGCTATATCTACTTCACTTATAAAAGGATTAGACAAAGGTGCAAGAATTTTAAATGAGATTGGTATTAACGCTGTTTTGTCTGGTCCTAATACACAAGCAATAAACTTATATTCTGGTGCAATGATGACATTTATGAAAGCAATGAATAATTTTGCAGGTGCTAGTAGTGTTACCGAATTAAGGGCAGCCCAACAATATATGTCTTATTTATTTTATAACTTAGATTTTGGTGTACAAGCTTGGAAAAGATCATGGGATATGGAAGACAACTTTATAAATGTTGGAAGTATAAAAGGAGATACAGGTCAACGATTTATTATATCTTCGGATTCTAGTTTCTGGCCCTTAAGAGCTTATGACGAATTTGGAAGGGTTATAAGATTACCTAGTAGGTTGATGACAGCAAATGACGCTTTAGTACAAGCACCTAATATTATTGCTGCTACTGCGTTTGAAGCTTTCTATGAAGGTATTGGTAGAAATTTAGAAGGAGAAGATTTAACAAAATATATAAAAGGAACTGTAGATGGTGTTATATCTTATTTATTAAAAGGGCAAGAAGGACAGCTAGGAAGAATAGAAGATGGAGTCCTTCAACCAACTGACGCAGTAATACAAAGAATACTTACAAGAGCAAAAAATGTTGGCAAGACTATTACCTTTACTCAAGACATAAGAACAGATAGTTATTTTGGTCAAGGTGCAAAGTTTATAAATGATGCAGCTATAAACAATCCAGCAGTTAGATTTTATTTTAAATTTACAAGAACTCCAACTAATATGTTTTTAGAAACTGCAAGATACTTGCCAATAGTAAATTTACCAATACAAGTTACATTACCAAATGGAAAGAGAGTAAACATAAATGTAGTAAACCAAGCACTTCTACCTGATATGGTTGCTGACTTGAATAGTCCAGACCCTTATGTACGTCAACAAGCAAATGGTCAAATAAGAATGGGTGCTGCACTTGGCACTTTAATGTTATTTATGACTAATAAACAATTTGAAGATGGAGATGACGAATATAAAAAAGAGTTTTTAACAGGTGGTGGTCCTAATTTTTATACAAAAGAAGGTGCTTCACAATGGATTTCTATGTATAAAAATGGTTGGCGACCTTATAGTAAAGCTGTTTTACAGTATGACGAGAATGGCGATCCTAAATTAAAAAATGGTAAGCCTGTATATATTTATAAGAGTCTTGAATTTATACCTGATCCACTAGCTTCTTTAGTAAGAACTTGGTTAGATTTTGCAGAAATGCAACCTTGGTTATACGAAGGCGAACTTGATGCTCAAGGAGTAGCAGAATATGTAGGAACTTGGTTTGCTTTTGTTGGTCGTAATATGTTTGGTAAAACATACACAAGTCAAATATCAGAGTTATTGAAAATACTTTCAGCAGGTGGACGAATAAGTGAACAAGGTATAGATGAAGGTTTAAAATATCAAGACAAAAAATTTCTAGATTATATTGGTAGGCAAGTATCTGTTAACTTCCCATATTCAAGTTTGTTTAAAAAACTTGCAAGAGTACCTGCTGCTATAAAAGAAACAATGGGATTTTCTGAAGAAGATGCTAAAGCCTTGTTTGAATCAACAGACGACCCTACACAATTAAGAAAATTTATAAAACGTGATTCAAAGACATATTCAGGAGATGGTGCTAATGAAAGCTTGCCATATAGTGACGAAGATTTTAATAAAGCAAATTTTATAATTCAAGCTCTTGAAAATACAGTAGATAAAATGTTTAAAGAAATCGTACCTTTAAATGCAGGGGGTAAATTACCTTCACAAGTAGAACATATAACTAATAATGTTGTAACTTATCCACGAAAAGAAGGAGGTCTTTTGCAATTTATATACAATAGACCTATAGGAGAAAGTCAAAACTTTTTAGTTCTTGATGTACAGGCTGAAATAGGTAAAATGCTACCTCCACCCCCAGATGTTATAAGAGGATCAGTTTTACCTAATTTAAAATCAGCAGATTTTATACCAAAAAAATTAGATAGAAATGAATATAATACTTTGAAAAAAATTACAAACCTTGTAGAACTAAAATATAAAGGTAAAACTATGAATATAAAAGAAGCTATTAATGCAGAAATAGATGATCCATATATACAATCACGAAGAAGTATTATTAAAAATTTTGGATTACAAAGCGAAGAAGGGCAAAGAGCATCAGAAGAAATATTCCAATCATTATCAAAAATAAATACCAAATTTATAAAAGCAGGTATGATAGAGTATATGCAAACTGAAATGACAGAAACAGACATAGAAAAAAGAATAAATGCAGTAGAAAACAAAAATATTAGATACAATGATATATTGCTAGAAGAGTTTGAAAAACTTAATCTAGGTACATTTAGTAACAGTTCCTTTTAATCATGGCTACCAACACAGCAACATCATTTACTAACCATACTGCCCCTTCTTCTGGTGCTACTGCTGGACCTTATGCTATTAGTTTTGATTATCTAGAACAGTCTGACGTAGATGTCACTGTCAATGGAACATTACAAGCTTTAGGTGTTAAATATACTTTCACTAGCGGTACTCAAATAACATTTACTTCTGGTAATGAACCTGCAAACGGAGCAGCTATTGTTATTAAAAGAGATACTAATATTAGTGCTAAGAAAGTAGACTTTCAAGATGGTTCTGTTCTTACTGAAACAGATTTAGATACTAATACCGAACAACTCTTATTTGGTCTTCAAGAATTTACTGACAAGATAAATGCCATAGAAGATAGTGCTACTTCAGATCAGACAAACGCAGAGATCAGAGCAGCAGTAGAAGCTGCAACTGATAGTAATGTTTTTACTGACGCAGATCATTCTAAGTTAAATGGACTAACATCTTCTATTGATGCAGTACTAAACAGTGACCTTGATGGTAAAGGTGAACTGTTGGTTGGAGATGGCTCTGGCGACCCTTCAGCTTTACCTGTTGGTACAAATGGTTATATATTAAAAGCTAATAGCAGCACTGCAACAGGTCTAGAATGGGTTTCCACTAATACGATTAGTGTTCCACTAACAGGTTTAAACGCATCTAATTTAATCTCAGGCACAATACCTGATGCTAGATTTCCTGCTACTTTACCGGCTATAAGTGCAGCTAATTTAACTTCTATACCTGCTGCTAATATTACTGGTACATTACCAGCTATAAGTGGTGCTAATTTAACTGGAATTACTTCTACCACAGCAGCGACCCTTG